GCCGCCAATACAAAAAATCTGGACGCAGAGGGCTTCTGATGATTTCGCCAATCGATAGAAAAGAGCGCAGGAAAAAATATCGTGAAGCGCGACTGCAGAAACAATCAGCGCAGCAGCCAACGGAAACTCGCGAGATTATTGTCGGCGCTACATTGTCGCCGCTTGATTATGTGGAGCTTGCGCTCAACGATCCGAACTTCGGCGACGCGCGCAGAGACAAATTAGCGATCGCCGCACTGAAGTTCGCCGGCGATGACGGTGAGTTGAAAGGCGGCAACGGGGAAGGTCGCAAGAAGAGACCACGCATAAAAGAAGACCGCCAGCAAGCCGCAGAAGAAGTCGCGAGCAATGGTATCTATCAAACTCGTGTGCCGCCTGGCGAGATGAACGACATTGCGACCGATGACGACGATGAAGCCTAGCGCAATTCTTAAGCCAGAACTTAATTGGACGACGGCTCTCCCGGATTGGGAAAGCCGCATTGTCAATCGTCAAAGCCTGCTGCCTCACGGACCGATTTTCATTGAGGAGGCAGAAGCCGCGATGCGCGTCTTCGGCAACTTGCGCATCACTGACATCGCAGGCGCGCCACGCATCAAGGATTGCTGCCGCGATTGGATTCTCGACTTCGCTCGTTGTGTGTTTGGTGCCTACTCGCCGACCCTGCGACGTCAGTTGATCAGAAGCTTCCTTCTCTTTGTCGCCAAGAAGAACGGCAAGAGCACGCTGGCTCCGGCAATCATGCTGACGGCTCTGATCCGCAACTGGCGACCGTCTGGCGAGTTCATAATCATCGCTCCTACGTTGGAGGTCGCGAACAACAGCTTCATTCCGGCGCGCGACATGATCGCCGCTGACAATGAGCTCAACGCCTTGCTGCACGTCAAAGAGAACTTCCGCGAGATAAAGCATCGCACCACGAACGCCACGCTGAAGGTCATCGCCGCCGACAACGAAGCTGTGTCAGGCAAGAAGGCCATCGGCGTTCTGATTGAGGAGCTCTGGCTTTTCGGAAAGCGACCTGGCGCGGAGAACATGCTACGCGAGGCCGAAGGTGGCTTGGCTGCTCGACCTGAAGGTTTCGTGATCAACATCAGCACGCAAAGCGACGAGCCTCCGGCTGGCGTGTTCGCGCAGCGGCTTCAATACTTCCGCGACGTGCGCGACGGCAAGATCATTGACCCGCGCAGCATGCCGGTCATCTACGAGTTCCCGCCTGACATGATCAAGCGGCTTGAATATGAGAAGCCTGAAAACTTCTACATCCCGAATCCGAATCTTGGAGCGTCCGTTGACACAGAGTTCCTCACGGAGGAGTTCGTCAAGGCTCGGCGCAACGGCATCGCCAGCCTGTGCAGCTTCTCCGCGAAGCATCTCAACGTTGAGATTGGCGTCGCCCTGAAGCTTGATGGATGGGCAGGTGCTCCGCATTGGCTTGAGTGCGTTGATAGCGTTTGCCTCGATCTAGATAAGATGCTCGCTCAGTGCGATTGTGCAGTCATCGGAATTGACGGCGGCGGACTTGACGACCTTCTCGGCTTCGTTGTGTTGGGTCGCGAACGCGGCTCCCGTCGCTGGCTGGCTTGGTGCCACGCATGGGTCCACGACAGCGTTCTGAAGAAGCGGCAGGAGATCGCAAGTAAGCTGATGGACTTTGTCGCTGAGGGGAGTGTGACGATCTACTCTTCGCCAGGTGAAGACGTTGACGCGCTCGTTGAGATAATCCAGCGTGTTGACGCGCTCGGCTTGTTGCCAGACAAGAACGCCATCGGCGTTGACGCTGTGGGCATTAGCGAGATCGTAGATGCGCTCGAGAGCGTCGGCATCACGGCGGAGGCTCAGCGCATCGTCGCAGTGACGCAAGGCTGGAAGCTGGTCAACACGATCAAGTCCACCGAACGCCGCTTGGCCAGCATCACGCTGATGCAGGGCGGCAGCAAGTTGATGAATTGGTGCGTCGGTAATGCGAAGACGGAACTGCGTGGCAATGCCTTGCTGATCACGAAGCAGAACGCAGGCAGCGTCAAGATTGATCCGCTCATGGCGTTGTTCAACGCGAACGCCTTGATGGGGAAGAATCCCGTCGCCGCTGGTTCTAGCGTTTACAACGACGACGACGAATCCCCTCCAGAGGAGGAACGCAAGCTGACCGACGAGGAACGCTATGAGCGCAGTCGGCAGAATTATGCTCGTGAATTTCTAGAGGCAGATTAGGACAACGCAATGTCAATGTGGACTGCCTTGCTTGGTGTAATGCCAGCCCTGATCAATCGAGACACGACGCCTGCTGACCCTGGCGGCTCGCGAATGGTTTATTTCGGACGCACTGCGGCAGGCATCCCGGTCACCGGCGACAGCATCATGGCCAATCCGGTCGTGTGGGCATGCGTTCAATATCTGACGAAGTCAATTGGTCAGTTGCCTTGGCGCGTCTTGATCGAAAGCGCGAATGGAAACAATCTCGCTCGCTCGCATCCGGTTGACTGGATACTACACAAGCGACCGAATGATGAGATGGGCGCGATGACGTTTCGTCAGACGCTCTTGTCCAGCGCATTGACTCGTGGAAATGCCTACGCAGAAATTCAACGTGACGCGCGTGGCGTGCCTGTTGCCTTGTGGCCGATCGCCTATGATCGCGTTCAGCCGAAGCGGCGCAGCGATGGTTCGCTCTACTACAAGGTTCAGAACGACGGCTCGTTCGTTGACGTTGACGCAATGGATATGTTCCATCTGCGCGGCTTCCCCGGACCCGATGGCGTTATCGGCCTTGACGTTGTGACCTATGCCGCGCAGACGATTGGATGGGCACAGGCAACGGAGCTCTTCGGCGCTACGTTCTTTGGTGAGGGGATGAATCCTGCTGGCGTTGTTGAGGTTGACGGCTCGCTCAAGACCGCTGGCTTGGCACGTTTGAAAGCTGAGTTCGCAGATTTGTTCAAGGGTCCGCGCAAGTCCAATCGCACAGCGTTCCTAGACAAAGGCATGAAATGGACGCGCCTGTCAACCAAGCCGGATGAAGCTCAATTCATTGAGACGATGCAGCATCAGGTTGAGACCATTTGTCGGTTCTTTGGTGTGCCGCCGCACAAGGTTCAGCATTTGTTGCGCAGTACATTCTCGAACATTGAGCATCAATCAATTGAGGTTGTTGTTGACAGCATCGCTCCGTGGGCAAAGCTGCTCGAGGAAGAGGCCGACTTCAAACTCTTCGGACGAACCAATCGTCAAGGCTATTTCACGAAGATTTATCTTCAGGGCTTGATGCGTGGCGACGCGAAGTCTCGCGGCGAGTTCTACAAGCTGATGTTTGAGACAGGAGCGTTCAGCCCGAACATGATCCTGCAATTTGAGGATCAAAATCCGATTGGGCCGGATGGCGATAAGCACATGGTCCAAAGTCAGTACACCACGCTTGAGCGCATTGGCGAGGAGCCAGTTGAGACAGTGACAGCGCCAGTGACAGCAGTGGAGCCTGACGAGCCTGACGAGCCAAAAGAACCGCAGTCACGAAAACAGAAACGGAAGACCTAGATGCGCTTCTTCATGAAGAAAGGCGGCACTGCCGCTGGCGTAATTGAGATTTATGAGTCCATCGGTGGCGGCTGGTTTGGCGGCATCGGCGCGAAGGAGTTCTCCAGAGAACTTAAAGCGCTCGGCAAGCTTGACACTCTTGACATCAATATCAATTCCCCTGGCGGCGACGTGTTTGAAGGTCAAGCCATCTACACGCAAGTCGTCGCCTTGCGGAATACAGGCGTCAAAGTCAAGGCGCGCATCGATGGGCAGGCAGCGAGTATCGCGAGCGTGATTGCGATGGCTGCTGAAGAAATTCATATTGCTGAAGCTGCGAGCATCATGATCCATGACGCTTGGGCATTTGGGGCAGGGCGCGCGAAAGATTTCGAACGCTTGATCGCAGACTTGAACATGGTGACCGGAGCCATCGCGGATGTGTATGTCGCGCGTACTGGCCAGAAGGTTGATCGCGTTCGCGATTGGATGGATCAAGAGAAGCGTTTCGGAAGCGGCGAAGCAAAAGAGTTCGGCTTTGCCACTCACGTCATTGACAACGTCGGCGTGTCTAACTTCACCGACATGAAGATTGCGGCATCTGTTTTCACTCCGAGGCTTGATTGCTATCGGAATGCGCCGCTGAGCAGCTTTGCAGCAAGGTCCGTTAAGGGGAATCCTTATCTGGCTCGTTTGGCCGATCAAAAGGCGCGCCTGGCTGCTGCGAAGAAATAACGCGCGTCACTTGAACCGGCCTGGATTGAGGCCACTCTCGAAGGAGCATTGATATGAATAAGTTCGTTACTGTCCCGGCTTCGGTCCTCGCCGCCTTGGCGATGCCGCGTTCGGGTTTCGTGTTCGGCGCGGAAGATCCCAACATCGAGGCGTCGCGCGCTCGTCAGCAGGAGTTGATTGTTCAGCAGCAGGAGATCGTCAATCTCGCCGATGGCGAGAAGCGCTCATTGCGCGCTGAAGAGCAAACGCAGCTCGACACGCTCGCCGCAGAATTCGATCGTCTCGACGCGGAGATCAATCGTCGTCAGCGTCTGATCGATCAGAACACGCGCCTCACTGCGCCGCAAGCACGCCAAACAGATGCTGAGCCTGTTCCGGGCGACGATGATACTTCGCCGGCGACTGTTGCGCCTGCGCGCCTGGTCAATCGTTCGCCGCTTGTTGCGCCACGCGCTGCCGCTCCGGCTCTCAGCGCTGCGCGCCAGATCGTTCCGGCGCTCACAGGCAATGGCGGTTTCCGCTCGTTCGGCGACTTCGCTCAGGCTGTTGTGCGTGGAAGCGTGAAGGGCAATCAGAAGATCGATGCGCGTCTTCAGAACGCCGCGCTCAGCACCTATACGCAAGAAGGCGTCGGTGCTGACGGTGGCTTTGCCATTCCGCCGGACTTCATGAGCAGCATCATGGAAATGGTGATGGCTGAAAGTTCGCTCATCTCGCTGTGCAATCCGCTCAGCGTCAGCGGAAACAGCATCACGATCCCGACTGATGAAACGACTCAGTGGGGCACTGGCGGCATCAAGGCGTATTGGGAAGGCGAAGCGCAAGCGATCACGCAGTCCAAATTGTCGCTCCGTCAAATCACCGTGCGGCTCAACAAGCTCGCAGCGTTGGTCCCTGTCACCGAGGAAATGCTCGAGGATAGCGCTGGCGTCGACAGCTATCTACGCGCGAAGACTCCGGCGGCTTTGGATTGGGCGCTCAGCAATGCGCTCGTTCACGGCACTGGTGCAGGCCAGCCGCTCGGCTTCTTCAATTCTGCTGTCCTTGTGACGCAGTTGAAGGAGTCCGCTCAGGCAGCCGACACGATCGTCGCGGCCAATGCGCTCAAGATGCTGGCGCGCCTCCCGCAATCTTCGCGGGCGACGGCAGTGTGGCTGATTCATCCGGATGCTGAAAATCAGCTTCCCGCGATGGTCATCGGCACTCAGCCTGTCTATATGCCGCCTGGCGGCATGCGTCAAACGCCTTGGGGCACGCTGCTCGGTCGTCCGGTCATTCCGCATCAGGTGTGCAACACGCTCGGCGATCTCGGTGACTTGATGCTGGTCGACTTCGGTCAGTATCTGGCAGCCGTGAAGACCGGAGGCGTTCGCTTGAACGTATCGATCCATCTCTGGTTTGACCAAGACATCCAGGCGTTCAAGTTCACGATGCGTGTCGCCGGTCAGCCGTACCTGTCCGCGCCGATCACGCCGCGCTCCGGCTCGACGACGATGTCTCCGTTCGTCACGCTCGAAGCGCGCGCCTAAGCGTTCACCTAAGCAGAGCGAGAGAAATTTCGCTCTGCCTCTCCCGCATCAACAACTCTGAAGGAACTTTCTCCAATGAATACAAATCTGGCTTTTGCGGAGCAGGTGAACATCGTCGCCTTCCCGCCCATCGACCTTGCTGGCGCTGCTGGCTTGGCGACTCCTTACGTCTCGCTCAAGCACTATTCGCGCGCGACGCTCATTCTTCACAAGGCTGCTGGCGGCGCTGCTGAAGCTCCGACCATCACGCTTGATCAGGCGACGAACGTTTCTGGCGCAGGCACGAAAACTCTCGCCTCGATCACGCGCATCTACAAGAAGGAAAGCGCCGCAGACTTGGAAACGATCGGCACATGGACGCTCGTTACGCAGGCTGCGGCGGCGACCTTCCTTGGCGGCGTTCAGCTCGAAGGTCTCTATTCTATCGATGTCAGGGCTGAAGACCTTGATGTTGACAACAGCTTCGACTGTTTCCGCGCTGTCATCGCCGACGTTGGAACGACCGCTCAGCTCGCTTCTCTGCAGATGGTGCTCTGGGGTTCGCGCTACGCTCTCGGCCTGACGCCGCTGGCGAACTAAGGAAGTCTCTATCGGAGGCCAGCGCCATGTCGGCGCTGGCCTTCTCTTCTTGGAGGGTCTGGTTTGGATCGCATCGTAACCATCACGGACGCTCCGTCATCTGCGGACTTGACGACGCTTGCCAACGTCAAAGACGATTTGGGCATGACGACTGTTGACGCCACTCGCGATGCAACGCTCACGCGCTACATCACAGATCAGTCCGTCATGCTGGCGACGTTGTGCAATCGTGTTTTCGGCTCGCAAACGATCAGCGAGAAATTTCGCCTCTATGGAGAGGCAACGTCCCAATTGATTTTGACGCATCGCCCAATCACAACTCTGACAAGCGTCACAGAAGATGATGATCCGGTTCTAGACCTTGTTGGCACTGACAAGGACGTCGAGATCGCCGACTCAGAGGCTGGCTTGTTGCGCAGGCTCGATGGTGACGATGGAGTGTGCACTTGGAGCGGCGGCGTTGTGACCGTTGTCTACGTGGCAGGTTATGCCTTGCCTGCGTCCGCGCCTGTTGACTTAGCAGCAGCCGCGCGCGCCTTGGTGAAGGCTCAGTGGCTTGGCAAGGGTCGAGATCCGATGGTGCGCAGCGAAGTTGTTCCTGGCGTCTACGAAGTCGCCTATTGGGTTGGAGGCCTGCCAGGTGGCGCAGCATGGCCGATGGAGGTTCAGGCTGCCATAACAGCGCACCGGAACTGGTCGGCTTAGGTGAGCACCTTAACCGACAGCGTCGCCCGTTTGGTGGCAAGGGTAGGAGACACGGTCACTCTGCGCCGAGATCCGGCAACCGACGTCATCTGTCTGGCCAGCGTCCGAATGTTTCAACCTGCAGAACTTGTCGGAGACATAAAGCAGGGCGATCGTCGTGTTGTGATCTCGAACGCAGAAATTGCCGCCGCTGCTTGGCCTGGACCGCCAGCGCTGAAGGATCGTGTTATAATCACCGGCAAGATTTTCACGATCGTAGCTGTCGACACACGTCGCGTCTCGGACGCTATCGCGGGGCATTGGCTCATCGTCAGGGGATAGGATGGCAATCTTTCAATCGTTTGACCGCACCATCACGATCGCTCCCGGCAGTGCTGACAACGAGTTCATTGAACAGCAGATCGCCGCACTCGCACGATCATCGTTGTTGGAGGCGCGTCAATCTGGAGAAGCCAGCAGTTCTTTCATCCGTGCCGTCAATGGTCGCATTGGCGCTGCCGAAGAATCCGTCGTTGCTCCTGGCGATATCGTCTACACGTTTTCCTGGCTGCGCGAAGCGTCATTGCGCGCGCGGGAACTGTTCTTGATCCATAGTCCTGTGCGGACTGGTCGCTATCGCAGCAGCTTCATCATGGTCGCGGATGGCCAGCAGGTCATTCCAAAAGCGATATCCAATCAGCGCGTCGTTCAGGTGGTCAACACGCAGCCTTATTCTCGCAAGATACAAGTCGGCGCGCGTGGTTACACGGAACATCGCGGTCTGTTCGACTTGGTGGCGCGGCGTCTGCGCTCCGAGTTTCCATCTGTGGTTCAGGTCCGTGTGAAGTTCATTCGCCTTGTTGGTGGAGCTGTCCTCAGGCGGACCACTGGTCGCCGGCGAGATCGTCGCGCAGGCGCGGACATCAATTATCCGGCAATTGAGATTTTCAATCAGCAGACGTTAGGGTTCAACGCATGAGCAGCTTGACGGCTTACACTGCTCTCAGAACCTGGTTCGATACTAATTGGCTCGCTACGCTGAAGCGCTTCGAGAATGAGACACTTGCTTCGCCTGAGATGCTAGAGCCGTTCGTCTATATGGAATTGCGCGGCGGTTTGTTTGGTCAGATGTCCGTTGGCTCGCCTGACAATTTCTGGCGTGAAGAAGGAAACGCCTATTTCTTCGTCTGTGTTGCGAGCGGCACAGGCGTCCTGATGGGACAGGCATATGCGACGACCCTTGTTGAGATGATGCGTGGCCTGTTGCTTGCGCCAGGGATTGTCTGCAGAGAGATATCTGTAGGCATCGCAGGTCCGTTTAGTGAGAATGGGAATTACTTCTCCATTCCCGTGATTACGAAATGGCAGCGCGACACCACAGCGGTCAACAGAGCAGCATGAGGACACGATGACAGACATACTCTCCAGGAATCCGCACTTCAGAGACAAGATCACAGGGAAGCAGATGGTCCGCATGGACTTCAAGCCGGAGCGCCTTAATGGGCAAGAGGTTCGGCGCGGCGTCTTTCCTGATACGAGCGGCGTCAACATCCCTTCGAGGACTATCCTTTTTCCGGCGAAAGCTGTTCAAGGTACTCCGCCGATCGTCCACCTGGATCAGCAGGTGGAAAATTTCATGGCTCGCCTCTATACGGTTTCAAACACCATTGGCGATCCAGTGCTCAAGGCGCAGGTTGTTGCGTTCAGCACTCGTATCAAACGCGCAGCGCGTGCAGCGCTGTATCGTTCGGCGCTTATCGAGCGAGAGCGCCTCAAGCAAGCACTCGCTCATCAATCCATGCCGCATGCTGTGGCTGTCATAGAAGGAACTCCTATCAATGGCTAGTTCAATGTTCATCGAATACAAGCAGGCTCTCCTCGAAGGCGGAGCGAATATTGCGCTCTCAGCGACGATGGACATCACGCTAATCGACCACGCCGACGACACGCCTAATCCGGCGGCGGCGGGTGATGATTTTTACGACGACATCACGGCTCCCGCGCGCGTGTCGACCGTCGCACTCACCGGCGAGACCGTGACGAACAACATCTTCGACGCCGACGATGGCGTGTTCGTGGCTGTGTCTGGTGACGTGTCGGAGTCGGTGATCCTGTGGAAGAACACGACCGTCGAGTCGACGTCGCGGCTCGTTGCGTTCTTCGACGACTTCACTGGTCTGCCTGTAACTCCTGGTGGTGGCAACATCACCGTCGCGTGGCACGCTTCCGGCATCCTCGCGCTCTAATTCGGAGCGGGTTCCACTAAAATTGAGAGGATCGACTGATGCCTTGGACCATTCCCGACAAGGGCGAAGGTGACAACGACATTCAGTCGATCCTCTTCCAAGAATATCTTGACGTTCTCGTCGCAGGCATCAATGGGACTGATTGCGTTCTAAGTGGTTGCGCTATCACTGGCGGCGCGGACATGACGCCTGCTGTGGCGAAGGGTGCTGTTCTTTCAAATGGAGCTATGTTCCCTGTTACGGCGGCGGATGTGACGATTGGCGCGGCAGACGCAACTAATCCACGAATTGATTTGATCGTTATCAATAATGCTGGCGCGAAAGCTGTTCGCGCTGGCACAGCAGCAGCAGCACCTAAGCCTCCCGCTCGCTCCGCGAACGACGTTGTGCTTGGGGCCGTCTATGTTCCAGCCAATGACACTTCGATTGAGACGACAAAAATCGTCGATATGAGGATGGTGCGGGATCGTGACATTCTGATCCACAAGGTCACGACGGCGCGAACCATCAACAACTCGGCAGCGGCTAATAGCATCTGGGCCACACCGCCAGTTATTCCAAGTGGCCTTTTCCTGGCTGGAAAGATTTTGCGGGTTCGCGCCGGTGGCAACATGCTGGTCAACTCCGGCACGCCGACGCTTCGCCTCGTGATCTCCTATGGCGGAACGACCATGTATTCGTTCATCAGCGCGGCCTCTGTTGCCGACGCTGACCGTGCCGCGTGGCAATTGGATTTCGATTTGGTTGCGCAGGGGAACAGCGACCAGTCGATGCACGGCAATTTCCAGTTAACAGACATTGTTGCCGCTCGCCCGACACCTACTAATGGTATTGGTGGTTGGCAAATCAATACTGCGACCGCAGAAAGCCCTCCCGCTATTGCGGGTGCTGCGGCTGTTGACAGCGACGCCGCTGATAGAACACTTGACGTGACGTTCACTTTCAGTGTGGCGAACGCGGCGAACGAATTTGTATGTGAGAGCGCCACGGTTGAGTTGATCTGATATGGTCGGGCTAAAGGTAGGCTCGTCTCTCAGCTTTATCGGTGAAAGCTACGTCGGCGACGGCGACGGGACGCAGAGCCTTAATCAAGGCACTCGCCTCGACAACGCCAACACTATCTTCGCTGGCGCTGTTCAAGTTTCGAGGATACTGACGCAGGTCAATCGCCTTGCGACTATCTCGTCTTTCCCTCAGTTTACGCCCGACCTTTTTGACACAGCTTCTTATGCGGAGTCGACCTCTGCTTGGGCTGCTAAGACCTCATGCAACGTAGACATCACGGCGGCGAACGCTGGTGACTTGGTGTTTGCTCTTGTGGTCATTAGCGATGATGGGACAGCCATCACGGGCGTTACTGCGGCCTCTGGTTGGACGCTTCTTGAAGGCTTTCACACCAATCCTGGTGCTGCTGGTAACATTTGGGTGACTTGCTGGAAGCAGGCGACCGGCGCAGAAACGGTTGAAGACTTTGTCAATTTTACGGGCGGTGCGACTGGAAGTTTCGCTCAGCGTTATCTTCATTCTATTATTATTGCGGCGTCAGAGTGGGATAATACAAGTTCACCACAAGCCAACACGGCTGCGACTGGCACTAGCACAACGCCGAATCCCTCTGCGATCACTCAATCGTGGGGCACTGATGCAGTCACTGCCTACATGTCGGTCGCGTATGCGGATAACTTTGGTGGACTGATCAACGGTTATCCGAGTAACAATCTCGGGCAAGAAAATGTTCTTCTTACTGCTGGCTTGCTCGGCTTGTCGTTCCATGTTGGCAAGGTCGGCTCGCACGATCCTGGAACTTTTTCGTTAGATACTTCTTCTACGTGGCGCGCATTCCAGGTCGCATTTCGTTATCCAGGTCGTGTTGCAGGGACAGGCAGCGGTCAAGTCGGCCTATCCTATACGCTGACGCAGACTGCTCGCCTCGCGAATGCGAACACGATCTATTCTGCGACGCTTCACCTAAAGATCGACCAAGACAATCGGCTCGGTGGTTTCACCGACTCAATCATAAACGAGACTTTCGAGTTTCGTTCAATCGGCGCGACGGCTGAAGCGAATGGTGGGAACTTAACTCTCACCGAACCTGCTGGCGCTGCTCAGGGTGACTTGCTTGTTGCAGCGATTGCCATTCGCTCAACGGAAGCGTTCACACTTCCGGCAGGCTGGTCGCTTGTCGCTGAGGAATACAAAGGCGATGTTGGAGATCCGACAGGCATCGCGTCCGGCCATATGGCGTGGATACAACGTGGAGCGAGTGCGCCTGCTCTTACATGGAATAGAACGGGCGGAAATATCGCGCTCGGTCGTATCACAGCCTACACAGTTCCGTCTGGTGCAATCGTTTCGCTTCACCGGAAAAGCATCGAGACTGACTCCGCGAACGGCAATCCTCAAGCTCCAGGTTTCACCACATCGAAGCCGATGGCGTTGCTCGTCATGGCTGTCTGTGGCGGTGACAACGGAACATTCGCCGACTACAACGCCGCGATTGACCCGCTCGACGACACGCCGCCGCAAACTGGTCTAAAATGGATTGAACGCGGCGACACGAACACGGCGACAGGCGCGGACACCACGCTCGCAATCGCTGACAGTTTCAAATTCTTCGAAGGCGACACCGGACAATTTACCGCTGTCGCGTCGGGGTCGGATCGCCACGTTCTGATCTCCGCCGCGTTCACCGCCGAGTATTTCGACGGCGTCGTTCCGGTGTTACTCGCTCGTGGATATGCAACCGGCGTCGGGGACGTCACGTCGGGAACATTCACGCCGCCGCCGAACGCTCTCATCGTCGCGTTTATCACCGACGACTCAAGCAATTCGAATTTGCTCACTCGACCCGGAACAATTTCGGGCGGCTCCCTCACTTGGACAAATTACACAGCTTCGAATGAGTGGCCGGTCGACGCTTACAACACGACGGGGAACTACATCGCCGGTCATTTTCACACGGCGGTCACTGGCGCGAATCCGGCGTCAATGTCTGTTACATGGACTTCAACGCTTGGGGTTCAATCCGCGCACGGGATTGTCGTTTACGCGCTACTCAACGCGGACACGACTAGCCCAATAGTTCAAGCGGCGTCCGACACTCATCTAGACGACACAGAGTCGATTACGCTTTCGGCCGCGCCGAACATTCGCAACGGCGTCGCGTTGTTCGGTACGAATTGGACTGTGAGTGGTGGCTCATGTATCGAGTCGACCGTTTACGAGACCGACGGCTGGCGCATTCTTCAAAACTACTCGACCGAGTCCGGCACTCCGGCCGGAATCAATCTGCACTGGCGCACCGGCCGAACCGGAACGACGGCGCGGTTTCTCGACACAATGGATGGCTTTGTCGTCGCGGCCGAGGACGGTTGCGTCGCGGTCGTCGTCGAGTTTAGAGCGAAGGCGCGGGCGAATGAGTTGTTTCGCGCGCGGGTCGATCTACGCGTCGCACAGGCGGCGCGCCTCGATGACGGTGACACGCTGTTCGCTGGCTCAGTGCAGGCAGCACGGACAGTCACGCAAGCTGCACGCCTAGACAATGCCAACACGCTGTTCGCTGGCACTGTTAGCACTGGCACTGGCGGACAGACGCTCACGCAAGCTGCACGCCTTGACAACGCGAACACGATCTATGCTGCGACGGTCACAACTCCGCGCACGCTCACGCAAGCCGCACGCCTGGCCAATGCGAACACGCTGTTCGCAGGCAGGGTCGATCTACAGATTTCGCAAGCTGCACGCCTGGCCAATGCCAACACGCTGTTCGCAGCCAGGGTAGATCTTAGGATCGCACAGGCTGCACGTCTGGCCAACGCGAACACGC